AAATTCAGCACAGAAAAAAGGTCAGGCCAAATTAAGAGCAGAATTAAGAGCGGAGCGGGAGGCTAGAGTTGACGCCAAAACCTACCCGCTTTGCCAGCGATGGACTAATTTAGCTTTTGTTGTTACAGCGTAATGGCGGCAAAGTGCAGAGTTTGCGGCGTTAAACGCTCACAGCAGCAAATTTACAGAATGAACCCCTGTTGTGAAAGCATAGAGTGCCAGGTGGCTTACTCTATGCAATCCAAACAGCAGGCCAAGGGTAAAAAGTTAGCCGATAGGGCTTGGAGGGCAGAAACGAGGGCAAGAAGGAGGGCCGCAAAATCAAAGGGCGACTGGGCAAAGGAGGCGCAGCGAGAGTTTAATAGGTTTATACGGCTTAGGGATGAATCAGACGCTTGTATAAGTTGCGGGCGGCATCATTCGGGACAGTATCACGCTGGCCACTATAAAACGGTTGGCGCCAATCCAGAGTTGCGATTTAATGAGCTAAATTGTCACAAGCAGTGCGCGCCCTGCAATAATCATTTAAGCGGAAATATTGTTAATTATCGCGTTAGGCTGATTGAAAAAATAGGTCAGGATGATGTCGATTTTATCGAGGGTCCACACGAGCTGAAAAATTACATCATTAAAGATTACGAGCGAATAAAATTAAAATACAAGGTTAAAGCAGATGAGTTACAAGCAAGATGCAAATTTTAATCACGTTTACAAGAAAAGCAGGCTTGATGGGGTCGCTATAATGGGCGGCTTTGCGGGCTTAATCGTGTTTATGCTATTATTGAGCGACAATATAAACTAACTGGAGTGATTGAAATGGCTACACGAGTACCGAAGAAAACCAAAAAACGCCGCCCAAAGCCGAAATCTTGAAATGATTGATTATGCTTTAACGCTCACAGCTATTGTTATATTCCTTATTGTAAAAAATAGGGATGCTTTCATAGTTGCGGGCGCTTTTGTCGCTGTGCTGGCATCGTTTGAGCTATTCGAGGCTAGTGCTGCTGATTACGACTTACAGGGCGCTTATTGTTTTGCGCTAATGTCGTCTATTTGGCTTGCTGCGTCCGTATATGTAAAGAGTAAGGGGCTTTCTCTAGCGTTGATGTCAATGGCTTGGTTTGTTGCGGCTTGCGGCATTATGGATGCTTTTATGCCACTGGAGTCTGTATCTACTGCAATATTATTTGAATTATATCCTTATGCTATGATAGTCACTCAAATAATAGTTTTAATAATGGCTGGTCGAAATGGAAACGATCCCCTTTTTACTGATGGCGGCGCACTTTCTGAGCTTGGTGATAGTTGCCGCAATACATTTAAGGCATTTGGTGTCAGATGAGCGAGAAAAGGCTAGACAGGCTAGAAAGTGACATACACGGCGTAAACTCAAGCCTTAAAGAATTGGCCGTTGAGATGCGGTCAAGCTCTTTAGAGATGCGTAAAGCGGTTGAAGTTATCCGAGAGGGGTTTGTTAAACTGACGGCACAGGCTGAACAGAATAACGAAATTAGGGCAGATGTGCGGCGTATCATGTCGGAGATTGTGCCAAGCCAGAACGAGAAGATCGCGAAAAACACTCAGATTAATGTATTTGTATCGGCGGTATTGATTGCGCTAATGACTGGCAAGCTAGGCGCTGAGATGTTTATGGGCGCGGGTGGTTGATATGTTTGGACGGCGGCAAAGGATAGCTGTTGCGGTAATCGGTGCGGCTGTAATCTGGCTCGTCGTTTGCGGCTTTTTTGTTATAGCGATAGATCAGGGCTTATTGAGGTGATTATTTTATGACTATTTCAACTAAAAACTTTAATCCCGACACAGACATTAAGCTGCGATGTACTTGCGGACATGAGAAGTGTGACCGTAGAAGCGTTAGCCAGGATGTGCTTGATAAGGTTCAGCTTATTAGGGATGACGCCAAACGCGGCTTGGTTATTACATCAGGTGGGCGATGCCCGAACCACCCTGACGAGGTGAAGCGAACAAAGCCAGCCGACCACCAAAACTGTGTTGCTGTTGATATTCGAGTTTATGGCGGTATAGAGCGAATGGAATTAGTCAGACTTGGATTAAAGCATGGCGCTAATGCTATCGGAGTGGCCAAGACTTTTGTTCACCTTGGATGGCGTGAAGATTCGCCCCCTGTTATGTGGACATACTAATGGGATTTATAGCTAAACTATTTGGTGGCTCTGATATTGTTGGCGCTATTGAGCGTGTCGCATTAGAGGCAATAGATACCCCAGCCGAGAACGCCGAGGCCAATTCACTATGGATTAAGACTTTAGACCCCAATGGGATAATGCGTCGCAACCTATCGTCGTTTGCTTGCAAGGCTTACGGCTGGTATCTGGCTGTATCATTGCTGTTAGTTTTGGCCCATGCGTTTGGATTAACTAACCCAGAGCAATCTCAGCAAGCTATCGAGGCTATAAAAGAGTTGTTTCTACCTATAACGGGAGCATGGGCTGGCATTGTCAGTGCGTCATTTGGTGTTAATGCTGCTAACACTATCAAATCTAAATAATGGCGAATCATTTAGACAAGTTTTTAGATCAAGTACAGCGTCAGGGGATAGCGGTATCTTTGGTGGTCGCTGCTAGTTTTGGCGGCTACCACATAATGACTAAAATGAATGATGACGGCGTAAAGGTTTTAAAAGAGCATATCACAGAGATTAAGGCGGATAAAAAACTGCTATTTGCCGAGCTGCTAGAGTGTTTAAAGCCATAGGTATTCCATCTGGTTATGCTGTTATCGTTTCGGTATAACCACAGGTGATTGCATTCATACTGCAAGCTCAGTGATAATCAAGCCACACACACAGAGGGTAGTATTATGTTCGGTAAAGTTATTGGTGCAGCGTTTTTATTTGCGTTTAACGTATTTATTTATATTGTTATGGATGTATGTTTTGAGCTATTGATGGGCGACACATTAGTCCCACAGGGTTATGAGTGGATGTATGTCATTGCTTCAATCATTACAGTTAAGTATCAATTCGATAGCTCGGCCAAGAAAGAAGCGGCCAAGAATCGGGCGGTATAGATTAATGTCATTATCTGGAGTTTTGCCGAATTTTGTTTTAAATTATTTTTGGTTAATAGCTGCAGTACCTGCTGGGATGGCAGCGTCGGCCATTATAGGGTGTTGGGCTTATTTTTTAGGGGGTAGCGTATTAGAGTCAATGCTTGGGGCTTTTATTGGGATGGTTGCGTCATTCCTACTCGTTCAAATTATCCACTGTCGAACAATTCGTTAAAGTGTTATAACATAACATTTAATAGAGATCGGCTTGGGGCTGGTTTCGTGTTTAATCCTTGGGGGATTAGATGGCAGGCTTAACAGCAAAGCAGACGGCTTTCTGTGAAGAGTATTTGATTGATTTGAATGCAACACAGGCAGCAATAAGGGCCGGTTATAGCGAGAAGGCTGCGCAAGCCATAGGCGCTGAAAACCTAAGAAAACCATTGATAGCTGATTTTATATGTAAAGCGAAGGCTGAAAGGTCTGAAAAAACTAAGATTGATGCCGCTTGGGTTCTGACTAAGGCTGTAGCGCTTCACAATAGATGTATGGAAGCTGAGGCAGTTACTGACCGAGAAGGTAATGAGGTTGGAACCTTTAAGTTTCACGCGCAAGGTGCAGCAAAGAGCTTAGAGTTAATCGGTAAACATGTTGGTGTTAGGGCTTTTGAGGAGTCGCAGCAGCAGATCGACACACCAGTGAGCCGAATAGAAATAGAGGTGATTGGTGCGATCAGTAACGATTCGACCGACTGAGCCACAAGCAGCCTTTCACTCCCTGACTTGTAAGTATCCCGCCTTCGTTGGCGGTTTTGGCACTGGTAAGTCGGAGACGATGGCTAATCAGGCGTTTATGGATGCCTCTCACGGCTCTGATGCGCTTATAGGGTTATATGAGCCTACCTACGATTTAATCAGGCTGATTATGGCCCCAAGGATGGAGGAGAAGCTGCAACAATATGGCATCAGATACAAATATAATAAGTCTGAGAATATTATCTATACTAGCTCGCCTCAGTTTGGTGATTTCATACTTAGAACGCTAGATAATCCGGCGCGTATTGTAGGATATGAGACATACCGGTCTCACGTTGATGAGATTGACACCTTAAAAGAAGATCACGCGCAGGAAGCCTGGCACAAGATAATTGCCCGTAATCGACAAATGCCCAAAGGTATACCAGACCCTTTCAATAGGGTTAGCGCATACACTACGCCTGAAGGGTTTAGGTTCGTTTATAGGCGCTGGGTTAAAGGTGCAAATGAAAGCTATCAGATGATTCAGGCATCAACACAATCAAACCCTTTCCTACCTGCTGACTATGTTGATTCATTGCGTGAAACATACCCGCCACAATTATTGAGCGCGTACCTAGAAGGCCAGTTTGTAAACCTCGCAAGCGGTACTGTGTATCAGAACTATGATCGACAAAAATGTAGGTCTGCGGAGCAAGTCGTGGGCAATGAGCCTATTTATGTCGGTATGGATTTCAACGTGACCAAGATGGCTGCTACCATATATGTTATAAGGGGTAAGGAATGGCACGCTGTAGATGAAGTCAGTGATGGTTACGATACGCCTGAGATGGTGACTATTCTTAGCGAGAGATACCCAAGCAATAAAATAACGGTTTACCCTGATGCTAGTGGTAAAAATAGGAAGTCGGTCGGCGCGTCTATTTCTGACATTTCTCTTTTAAATTGCAGCTTTAACGTCAGAGTCAGGACTGTAAACCCAATGGTTAAAGATCGGGTGATGGCTGTTAATGCTGCATTATCAAATGGAACGTTGTATATAAATGATGCAAAATGCCCCAATACAGCCGACAATTTAGAGCAGCAGGTATATGACAAGAATGGCCAGCCTGACAAATCTAGCAACACAGATCACCAAAACGATGCTACAGGCTATCCGGTAGCCTATGAGATGCCGGTAAGACGGCCAGTAGCTAACGTTAAATTTAAAATTTAGGGTAAATCATGGAAAACTACACAGAAACAAATCCGCTTTATCCTGATGCGCTGCTTAGGTGGCAACTGGTAGAGGATTGCGTCAAAGGCTCGCAGGCTGTTAAGAGTAGACGTCAGGAGTATTTGCCCAAGCCTAACGACGATTTAAAGCCAAACGGCACACAAGAGGGTCAGGCAGAATGTGACTCTAACGATGCTCGATATAAGCAGTATGTGCTGCGAGCTATGTTTTACAACACCTGCTACAGAACAGAGTCAGGCTTGGTCGGGTCAGTGTTTCGCAAGGAGCCAATGGTCGATCTGCCTACCGATGTTGAGTATCTTATAGATAACGCTGATGGCTCAGGGTTAACGCTAGAGCAGCAGGCTCAATATTGTTTGTCTGAGGTGCTAAAAAAGGGGCGTGTCGGGTTGTTGGCTGATATGCCGATGACTGATGGCGATGTATCAAGAGCGCAGATGCAAGCCGGTATTAGCCCCAATATTATCGCTTATGATGCCAAGTCGGTTGTTGATTGGAATGAATGCAGTACACCAACAGGCTGCAAGCTGGATTATGTCAAGATTGAAGAGTTCTATCAGGAGCTTGATATTGACAGCGGTAAGCGCACAGACGTTAAGCGGTGGCGAGTGCTTCGCTTGCGTGATGGCGTTTATACCTCTCAGATAACCTATGAGGGTGGCGCAGGTAAGCCTGACGAGGAAGAGATAACGCCAAGACCGGCAGGTAAAACACACTTCGATTTCATACCGTTTGTATTTTGCGGGTCGCGTAACAATTCGCCAGCAATTGACCCTGCACCGCTTTATGATTTGGCCGAGGTTAATATAGGCCACTACAGAAACAGCGCCGATAGTGAAGAGGCGAGTTTCATTTGTGGTCAACCCACGCTGGCCGTGACTTCCAACATGGCCCCACATGAGTTTGCAGATTCAAACCCCAATGGTGTTGTTATTGGCTCAAGAAAAGGGCATTTTTTAGGTGAGACCGGCACAATGATAATGGTGCAGGCAGCGCCAAACAATCTGCCTAGAGAGCTGATGCAGGATAAGCAGGATCAAATGGTAAGCCTTGGCGCACAGCTCATAATTCCTAGCACAGAGGTAACAGCAACAGCGACAAACGTTAGTAAGGCCAATACAACAAGCGTACTGGGTTTAGTTGTTAATAATGTATCGGCGGCTTATCAGAAGGTTATAGGCTGGGCCTCCATGTTCTTATCTAGCGCCGAGCAAGATATTACCTATAAGCTAAATGAGGATTTCTTTCCCGATACTTTTGACGCTCAAGAGATCACAGCTTGGATTGCTGGCGTACAGGGTGGCTTGATACCCAAATCAGCATTTAATAACAAGATGCGAGAGGCTAGCGTCACACAGTTGGATGATGACGAGATACAGGCAGAAGTTGAGCTTGTGACTGATGATTTAGACTTATCTGAGCCGGTGACTGATGCCTGATAGCCCTATACTAGACGCTAACACCTCTCACGCTATTTATATTGAGAGGCTAGGCGCTGCCAATGCTAACAAGTTAGACCCAGAGCTAAGAAGGCTGGCGTCTTATGTGCGGTCGAGAATAGGTGAGGAGGGGTCAACGCTAGGCAGCCAGAAAGATATTAACGCCTTGGTGCGAGATGTTAAGGCCAAATTCGCCAAAGCCTATGAGCGATGGACTCGTCAAACATTCGACTTTGTGGATGAGCTGGCAGGCTATGAGGCAGGCTTTCAGTCTAATATCATCGAGGCGTCAACAGATGGATATCAGGTTAAGGAGCCAAACCCAGAGAAGGCAACGCGCAAGGTTTTTAATACAGCGATGATGATTGGCAATGGTGGCGCTGCGGTTAGTGTTAACGCTTTACTCGGTAACTTTACCAAAACCCAAGCGGATGCCGTGGGCGACATAATACGATCAGGCTCAGATGGCAGACCGACGACTGATATTATTGCGGCGATTACCGGCACAAAGAAAAACGGCTACAGTGACGGCTTAATGGCTAGGGCAAAGCGTTCAGCTACTACGATAAGCAAGACGGCAGCAAATCACACCAGCGAGCAAGCCAAGCAGGCTGTATATCGTGACAATGATGATGCTGTAATCGGCTATAAGATTATTGCAGTGCTTGATGGTAAGACTAGCCAAACGTGCCGAGGGCTTGATGGCACAGAGGTTAAATTTAAAGACTCATATCAGCCACACCCGCCATTCCATCGTAACTGTCGCACAACTGAGGGGCCGCTATTAAACCCAGAGTTGGCGGCAATATCGACAGAGGCGCGGTCTAACGATATGCCAAAGGGGTCAGAATTTCAGAGTACAGCAAGCCAATACTATACCCGTATGAAAACACAGCCTGCTTGGTATCAGGATGACGTATTAGGCAAGACGCAGGGCAAGATATTTAGAAACGCAGGGCTAACGCCTGAAGAGTTTAGAAAGGCGACGATAACCAGAACGGGCGAGCCGCTAAACTTAAAGCAGATGGCAGAGAAAGATGGCAGAATTAAAGCCTATCTTGCTTCGCTTAAATAGTTGTGCTATTTGTGCAACTAATGGTTATGTTATAACATTACAATAACGAGTGGTTGGGCCACTCTAATAACGTCCTTGGGGGACAAATGGAAATCACACCAGAAGTTCAAGCATTGCTAGACGCTCAAAAAACAGAACTGATATCAACCTTTGAGGCTGACACAAAAGGCTTGAAGTTAAAGATGGATGAGCTGTTAGGTGAGAAAAAAGCAGAGCAAGCGAAAGCAGAAGAGGCGCGTATTGCTCAAGAAGCGGCAAGCCTTGCGAAAGCTGAGACTGACAAAGACGTTGACGGCATCAAGAATAGCTACCAGAAAAAGGTTGATGATTTGACCTCTGAGCTTGACGGGATGCGACTTAGTAACAAACAGAGTGCGATTGCTTCACTAGCTAGTGATTTTGTGAGTGCTAACGTAGTCGACGACCCTTTCAGCCGTAAAGCTATGAGCGATGAGTATGCAAGCCGCATAGATATTCGTGATGGTAAGCCGGTTGTGCTTGATGCCAATGGTGGCGCAACAATCAACAGTATTGAAGATTTACAATCTGAGTTCCGTGGCGCAGGTATTTATGCCTCGCACATTAAGGGCACAGATGCGAGTGGTGGCGGGGCCATTACTCCAAAATTAAGCGGCGGGGCTGCTACAAAGAGTTCACTTTCAGGAGTTGTCGAAGGTTTCGACGCCCTACCAATTAGATAAAAGGAAATAAGTTATGGCACTTTCAGATATGGTTGTGTTTAATCAGTATTTTGCACCAGCAATTGCTGAGAAGTACGCCCAGATGATTAAAAAATTTAACGGCGCATCAGCGGGAACACTAACCCTTTCAAACGCTGGTTTCGATGGGGATTACTTGCAGGAGTCTTTCTACAAACAGATTTTTAGCGCTGGTCGTCGTGTTGATCGTAACGCAGTTAACAGCTCTCAGTCGGCTACACCTTTGCTGCAAGCGCAGATGAACACTGTCAAGGTTGCCGGTGGTTTTGGCCCTATATTGTTTGAACCTGGCCAGATGACTTGGTTACGCAAGCCGACACAAGAGGGTATTACCATTGCCTCCGATCAGTTTGCACAGTCGCTGATGGCTGATCAGCTTAATACACTTATCGCCTCCTTGGTCGCTGCTATTGGTAATAACACCGCTATGGTCAATGACGTATCAGGTGGCGGTTTGCTAACTCAGTCGGCGCTTAACAATACTCACGCTAAATTTGGTGATATGTCTCAGATGCTAACAGGTCAGATTATGTCCGGCCCTGCTTATCACGATCTGATCGGTGAGGCGCTTGATAACGGCGCTCGCTTGTTTAGTTCTGATACTGTTACTGTCGTGGATATTCTGGGCAAGGCGGTTATCGTTACTGACGCCCCAGCCTTGACCACTGCGGGAACACCTAACGTACACAGTGTTCTTAGTCTGGCATCTGGTGCTGGCGTTGTTTCTGATGGTTCCGATGTTATTACTAACATTGACACCACCAATGGCAAGCAGCGCATTGAAACCACCATGCAAGCTGATTACACTTTCGGCGTGGGCTTGAAGGGCTACAGCTGGGATATTGCTAACGGCGGTTCATCTCCTGATGACGCGGCTCTAGCTACCGGCACAAACTGGGATAAGGTGGTTGCAAGCGACAAGCACACTGCTGGCGTTCTGACCATTGCTGACGCGAGCGCGTAATGCGTCCGGTCTGGTTGGTGGGGTTTCCCACAAGTCAGTACAATGAAGATGTGAAGGCGGTCGCTTCGGCGTCCGGCCTTCGTATTGTTGATGCAAAGTTTAAAGATGATTTTAGTGAATCAGACTTAGCGAATAACCCGCCAAGCCTTACTAAAATCGGAGAGAAGAAGAAGCGCAAGCCTCGCAAAAAGGCTGCAAAGGTTTCTGATTCTGAGTAATATTAGGGGCTACGGCCCCTTTCTTATTTATAAATTTGGTGCGTTATGAGTTTCTTTTCTAGTACATGGATTAATGGCGCATCAATGCCGCAAGTGGTTCTCAGGGCAGGCGGTGATATACCACCCCCACTTAATCAGCGTTACTTTACCCAGCTAGATGGACAATCTAAATACTGGCGCAGAATCGAGCCTAATTACGGGCAGACTGTCAATGCAACGCTGGAGTGCTTGTTTTATGGTGCGGGTACAGGCGCACAACACTTGATTGGAAGACCTGCCTCACCGCCAACATTTAGCGATAAGTTTAGCGTTGAATTATTTGGTAATCAGATTGTTGTTAAGAACGGCACACTACAGCATCCTCTTGATGTGATAGATCAAAGCAAGATAAATAGAGTTAGTATGGTTGCCGATGGCTCAACCGTAGTAGTTTTTATTAATGGTGTGCAGAAGTTAAGTACGGCTCAAAACTGGTCAGGATTACTTAACAATGTTGGCTTTGGACGAAGTGACGTCGGGACTGGGACAGCCTTCTACAACGGAATACTAGTGTCATCAAGAGTAAAGACTGACACAGTAGATAACGTCTATGGGCTAGATACTAACCTTGCTTATGATTTGCCTGAGGGTGTGACGCTTGGGCCTGAGCTATGGATTAACCCTGTTTTTTCTGCGCCATGGATTGATAACAGCGGAGGTAGTTATAGTTTCTCTAGTGCGTCTGGTGTGTTTTCATCTCTATCTGTACAAGCTGCAACGCAAGATGATGTGGTTTATGTGGCATTTAGCGCGGAGGTTGTTAGTGGCGCTTTGAGGGTTTCTATAGATGGGGTTAATACAGTTATTCAGCCAGCCACAGGAGTTCGGCAGTTTAAGATTAGGGCTAGCGCCAGCACTACAGGTACGACACAGTTGTCATTTTTGAGAAATACAGGGGGGGTCAATAACGAGTTTACAGTTAGCGATGTATCTTTCAAAGGTACACCAAACTCAGCACTAATCTTTGAGAACGGCTCTATTGACGGTAGCGACAGGCTGTTAGTTACTAAGAAACAAGATGGTAGCGGCTTTGTCGGTGAAACTGGTATTAATTACGACTACGCAACAGGCGCAAACCCCGAAACAAACACATACAGCTCCGAATACTCTAGCGAATACGCATAGGTAATAACATGACAAACAGAACAGATGTGCAAAACGATTGCATTGACGCATACGCTGCCAAAACGGGTGGCCCTGATGATTCAGTAACGCCCACAGTCGTGTCGGAGTTTATACAGGTATTAGCCGATAACGTGCCGATGGTGGATGAACTGCCTTATACCCTGACGCCCGAGTTGGTGACATTCGACCGAGACATTCAAGTACCGCAAAACTCGATTAATATTGGTGATGCAATAAAGATGTCAGACTTGGCGCAGTCTATCGGTTATCAGACGGCCTTCGATGAAAAGCAATACATCCTAATGGGGTATGAGATAACTGCAGACGAAAGCAAGCGCCCGTCAGTTAAGGATTTCAGCGCCCCTAGTTCGTTTGTATTACAGCCTGTTGAAGATGTTACCCAAAGCTTTACAACTACGCTAACAGTGCTAATACCGGCTGTGCAGCAAGTCATAGGCAAGACTTACAGCATTAAGGGCGTATGCGATCAGGAGCTATCGGTTAAGGTTTACCGATTATCTGACAATGGTGGCGTCGATACGTTAGTTGTAAGTGAAGAGATAGAAGCATCCCAGACTAATATAAGCGGCTTTAATTTTGACCTTGTGCCCTTAGTTGATTTTGAGCTTAACAAAAATTATCGAATAGAGTTGACGCCTATGAATGGCGGTACTTTAGAGATAAAGGGTGGCCTGCTTGGCGGTAATTTTGTCCCATACATCGAGCGCGTTTTGGGTTGGGAGTATGTGAACAAAGAATTGTCATACAGGGAGGAAGGTATGGCCGGTCTTTACCCTGTTTTTATTGATGACGATGAAACTCTAACCATTCCTGATAGGCTGGTTATTTGTCAACCAGTGTTTGCTTCTAGAAACATCGAGCTAACACTACCAGACATTCAAGATGCCAATGACAATAAATACTTTGTTGAGGTTTATAATGCATCCGAGAATGATGACTATGATGTCATTATTAAAGATAACGCAGGCACTGCGCTATTCAGTGTTAAGTCACGCGAAAGGATGCTTTATTTTCCGATAGGTAATAGCTGGGAAAGCATAGTGTTAAGCACTCAGGTGTTCACTGACGAAACCATTACGGGGACAGGTAGCTATTCAGACCCTTTGAGCGCATCTAAGTTATACGCTCACACTGGCGTCACTAATGATAGTCCTGTAAGCAATGCAACCGATACGCCCTTGCTGGTCGATACATGGAACCTAACCATCCCTGATGATGGTTTGTATAACGTCCATGTCACTGTTGAGTACAATATCAACACAAACAGTCGTGATGCTATTTTTAGGTTTGATGTGAACGGCTCTACTGGTATTAATATTAATCAGGAGGGAAAAGACCTTACTAACAATGTATTTTTTACAACATTTGCTTTTGATAATCTAACGGCCGGTAATAATGTAATAGAGTTTTACGCAAGCATAGAAAGCCCACAGAGTAATAACCGCGTTGAGGTTATGAGCAATAGGTATACAGCTCAAAAAATTGATGTTGTAAGCTAGGGCGATATTATGAAAATACAATATAGAACATTCGTCAATAAGGATTGTGATAGAGATGTCTTTGGGCCTCTCTTCGATCACGCTCATTATCACCTAACATTTGGTGATTTTGAGGCGGCTTTTTTTACTGATACGCTTCGAGAGGTGTCGGGTGATTTGTCCATGGTTTATGACAATATAAACCTGTCACAGTACGGGGATTGGACAGGCGAGGAGCTTTATAATTCCGTATTGAACGAGATTTCAGTCAATAATTACATGGGCGCAGTGGAAGCCACACAAGCTCAAGCTGGTTTAATTTTTGAGTATTATCAGTCAATAACGCCACAAGATGAGGTTTAGAATGTCTTGCTCTAGTAGAGAGGCCGTAAATGTATGCTGGATTGGTGGTGACACTGAAAGCTATATTATTAGATACAAGGATAGCGCAGGCGAGCCGATAGACTTAACCGGCGCGACTGCTGAGATGGAGATACAGAAATCATTTAGGGATACTGTGCCAGTAATACCAGCAAAGAGCGCAACGATAACCCCGTCAGAAGGTTTAATTGAGTTTAATTATTCCCCCACAGATACCGCAACACTTCTAGGCGATGCTCAAAAAGTTCGCTACTTTTACGACACACAAGTAACGCTTGCTAACGGAGATGTTAAAACGCTAACTGGCGGCGAGATTAACATTAGAGCTGGGATAACAGATTAACCATGACTAGCGACACTTTGCAGGTTTCTACTGAAAACAACACTGTGATTGTCGAGCAGACCGGCGCGATAGTTGAGGTTGTTTCTGATAGCGCAGCAATCATTGAAGTTGTGGCTGACGCCATAAGTGTTGAAGTTGTTGAGCAAGTAAGTCAGGTTATTGAGGTTGTTGAGCAAGGGCCAAAGGGCGACAAGGGTGATAAGGGCGACCCAGGTGATGCAACATCGTTAACCAATCCGTTTTTTACATATAATGGTGATGAGCTTTCGCGTGTTGATTACGATAACAATGCTTTTAAGGCTCTACAGTACGATAGCGGAGGGGCGTTAGAGTTTCTACAATTTGACAATGACGGCATAATTCAGAACAGACAGTTTATATATAACCCTGATGGAACGCTAAGTAACATCATCGACACCTAAAAGAGAGCATCAGCATGGCGCTAATTAATGACCCAGACGACCTAAACCAAGGCGTTGAAATAGATATTGTCACAGCTACAAAAGAGATCACGCTAAACATTGCAGGAAATCTAAGTGATGACGGTGTGACCTTGCAGGCTGTTTTTTCATTCCTCAAAGAAGAGTGGAAGAATGACCCAGCATTGATTGCTTACGACTTCCCGCTTGCCGGCCCTGGTGCTGTTGGTGAGCAGTTTGAATTTATTGACGATTGGGTCCCATCTAACGAGCAGACCAGAACGCTATTCAGAACGGCAGGCTGGCGAGAGCTTGCAGTAGGTGGTGCTATTAAACGCGAGTACCTTGCGCCGGTGACACTTGGCGAGATTGATTTGGCTGACACTGCCTATTATGCATTTGCTAGTGATGCCGGTAAAACAGACTTCGATTTTTCAGGCCCAGTAAACCAAGGGATTCAGAGCTTTGGCGATACCGCTAATGGTAACTTCGATAAGCGCGCGGAAGAGTTGCGCCTGTTTATTCGTACTCAAGGCAAGATTTATAATCAGTCGTCAACCACAGTTATTGGTGTATCAGGTTCGACTACTTACATTGCCTATCGTTTCCCGTTATCAGAATCGAATGATTTAAAGATCACCGCAAGCGATGCCGACATTGACACACTTCTACCATATACCGGCATGAGCATAACCTACGGCACAGTCGATCGTGTTATTGGTGGTGTCACTTATACGTTTGACACAGCTGTGGTCGATGGCAATGGTGGCACTAAGGAACAAATTTATGAATATGTTCAGCGCCAGCTAAGAAAGCCGACCGACATCGATGACGGTGTCGGCACTGTTATTGGTGAGTTGGCTGATGGCTTATTGAGTTTTGTCGGTGATACACTTCTGACCGAGGAGGGTGTCTGGATTGATAACTTCAATGCTAACGATACAAACTCGATTATTTTTACAGATGAAAATGGCAACGAGATTACATTCCCGTTTGTATCATCTGGGCAGTTCAACTTTAACACCGTGTTGCAGAGCGACCCTGATGCCGTTTTCCGTTTATTCTTTGCTGACAGCTACGGTACAGCCTCGGCTATTACAGTTAATGACAACGATGGTAATCCTATTGCTGGCAACGTCGGTGGCAACGCCTCTCTCGCGTTTACCTTTGATTATGACGGCAACACACAGGGCGGCAGAACAGCAGGCACAGACGCAAGTGTGGTAGCTGTAGCGATTGGCGAAGAAGATAGTCAATATGTCAGGGCGCAAGGTTTGATAGTGCGGGCAAGCGGTCAGACATTGGCTTTCGTTGCAGCGCAAGAAAGAAACTTTAGTAACCCAGCTTAAAAGCCTTTTTTGATGACATAGTAGCTCTATCATTAGGCGGTTATTGGCCTTTTGGTAGAGCATCAAAAACTAAACTATGAGAATGTTTAACAATGGCTTTTAATCTACCGACACAGCAAAATTTGCACACCTCTAGTTCTAACAACAATAGAGGCACAATAGGCGGTGTAGCTTCCTTGGCTACAAAGTCAGGGGGTAATTTGCCCATCTCAACAAATGCTTCGCAGGTGATAAACAGTACAGCGAGTAATGCTAGCGGGCCGCCTGCTGGCGTGTTCTTCGGTATGGATGGCAATACATCTACAAGCACTTATGACGCTACACAAGGGGCTAGGGTTTTCCTTTGGAGCTTGCAATATAACGCGCCTAACAGAATTCAAACCTCAGATTTTGCTAATGGCGGCTCTAGGTTTTGGTTAGGCAGTGGCGCTAACCCGTCAACGAGTTATAAAGAGTTTATTATTGGCGGCAATGATACGCCCTTTTGTGCTTCGCAGGCTGGCCCTGTTACGATGTGCATTGATATTAGTGATAGCTCAAATGAGAACGTGATAGGCAGCTTCGACCCTACTCAAATATCAGCCTATGGTCATGCTTCAGTTAGAACAAACTTAGTAGGCGGCTCTACACTTCAGACGTTTTTCCAGCGGTCTTTTTTGTTCACGACCACTAAAGGCTCTTCCAATCTACCCACATTTACAGGCGCATCAAGTTTTGATGATGCAGTAAACACCGTACAGGGCGATGACTACACAAATAAAATAGGGTCGTGGCTTACAAAATCAGGTACATCGTTTTTCATACCTTGTCCGTTTTCGTTTGGTAATGGTGTGGATGCTGTTGATTTCGATGACAGTGGCGTTAGTGTTGTATCGCCTGAAAGTAACGCGCGGAATCAGGAGAATTTCAGGCTTACTACTAATGCGATGCGCATATATTTAGACACACGAAATAATGCTGCTGATAGTGTAATTTTAAGTGGTTCTTACGCTTGGGGTACGGCGGCGCAGTGGGATTTTAATATAAGCAATGATTCGAGTTGTCTGCTTTCTGGTAACTTCTCAGGCATGGGCGACTTCCTTATGGGATCGTCAGTGACGGCAAGCGGTAGTTTTAATCTGTCGGCTGGCAATTCTGTGATTAGTGCTGGCGCGGTAATTGACGGTATTACAGTTGCTGGAGACTTGAGCTTAAATGGTGATGCTGTGACAGCATTTACAGGCTTGAATATTGGCGGGGCTTTAGACTTTGATACGGCAGGCACATACACACTAACGAACTGCACAATTCAAGAGGTAACAAACTCCAGCGGCGGCAATGTTATTATTAACAACGCAGGCTCTACAGTTAATGTAAACACTGGCCCCAATATAAGTATAGTATCACCACCAACACAGCTAACATTTACAAGTCTTAAACCCAATACTGAGGTAAGGGTTTATGATGCGGGAACTATTAACGAGCTTGCAGGGGTGGAAAATTCTACTGATGTATTTACAACGCCGCTAACTGTCGCAAGTGTTGATGTTAGAATATTTAACATACAATACAAGCCGATAACATTAAGGGG